CAGCCTGAATTGATTAACCGATGGGAAGCTGCATACAATCGCATTTTGGATAAGTGGTCATAATGGCAAGAGATAGTAGAACCTTATCGCTCAAGATCCTTGCGGATATTGATGACTTAAAAAAGAAGTTAGATCAAGCCGACAATGCCGTTGAAAGCAATAGTCAAAAAATAGCGGCATTTGGAAAGAAGGCTGCCGCTGCATTTGCCGTTGCTGCTGCTGCTGCCGTTGCTTATGGCACTAAATTAGCCGTTGATGGGGTCAAGGCTGCAATAGAGGATGAGGCTGCACAACTTAGGTTAGCCAATGCATTACGGGCTGCCACAGGTGCTACTGATGCCCAAATAAAGGCAACTGAGGACATGATCCTCAAAACATCACTTGCCACAGGTGTTGCCGATGATCAGCTTAGACCGGCATTACAAAGATTGGCTGTATCTACTAAAGATACTGAGGAAGCACAAAAGTTATTAACACTAGCGTTAGACATAAGCAAAGCATCTGGTAAAGATTTAGAGCAGGTAGCCAACGCGTTAGGTCGTGCGCAAGATGGCAATGTTACATCTTTAGGCAGATTAGGACTTGGCTTATCTAAAGCAGAATTATCAACATTGTCATTTACTGAGGTGCAAGCCAAACTAGCAGAATTGTATGGTGGCGCAGCTGCTACAAACGCAGAAACCTTTCAAGGCAAGATTGATCGATTAACTGTTGCATTTGATGAGGCTAAAGAAAGTTTAGGATCTGCATTGTTGCCATTTGTTGAACAATTTATTACCTTCTTAAACGACAAAGGCATTCCAACATTAAATGGATTTATTGCAGGACTTACAGGCGATGCAGGATTAAATGCAGCATTGACAGAAACCCAACAAGGTGCTGCAAGTTTTGGCAGAACTATTGCAAGTATTTCAGGCATCATTTCAGGATTTATTACATTTTTAAGAGAAGCGATTGGCTTAGTTGTATCACTTGCCAATGAACTAATTCGAGCAGTTAATATAATTCCCGGAGTTAATATCGGAGCATTACCAAACCCAGCACCATCAGCAGGTAGATCATCATTGCCATCAGTTCCAAAAACAAGTGGTAATTTTGGCGGAGGCGGTATGGGTCAAGTAACAAACATAACTGTAAATGCTATTGATGGCGAAGGTGCTGCAAGAGCTGTGGCTAAGGTAGTAAATCAAAGCGCAGCCCGATCAACTCCAGCACTAAGTTATCAAGCAATTAAGGCAGCAGCGGGATAATGACTGCTTGGTTGCCCGATTGGAAACTTACTGTCGCTGGTGTGGATTATACTGATATTGCAATAAGCGACATTCAGCATCAGGCTGGTCGCGATGATATTTACCAGCAACCAAATCCATCGTATATTCAAATTACATTTGTGGCATTATCTGGTCAAACCTTGCCATTTGATATTAACGACAGTTTAGATTTACAGGTTAAAAATAGTGCAGGAACTTATGTTAATTTATTTGGTGGTGATATAACAGATATCACTGTTGCTGTTGGAGCGACTGGTCAAATTGCAAGTGTGGTCGAATACTCAGTTCTAGCAATGGGATCACTTGTTAAATTGGCAAGAGAATTGTATTCAGCATCAATTTCTCAAGATGAAGATGGCAATCAAATTTATGATGTTTTATCTAGCGTGTTGCTTGGATCTTGGAACGATGTTCCAGCAGCTTCAACTTGGGCAGGATACGATCCAACAGAAACATGGGCTAACGCTGTAAATCTAGGACTTGGTGAGATTGATCAACCTGGTCTTTACACAATGGAAAACAGAGCAGCCGAAACAGATACGATTTACAACATTTTAAGTTTAATTGCCAATTCAGCATTTGGATATCTTTATGAGGACAATCAAGGAAACATTGGATATGCAGATGCAGATCATAGGCAAATCTATCTTTTAGCCAATGGCTATGTTGATCTAGATGCTAGACATGCTTTAAGTCAAGGACTTAGCACAATTACTCGATCAGGCGATATTAGAAATGACATTGTTATCAATTATGGAAACAATTTTGGATCACAGAAAACTGCAACTTCAGCTAGTTCAATTGCAACTTATGGCTACAAAGCCGAAAGCCTAAACACAGTCCTTCATTCAGCCGTAGATGCTCAAGCTGTGGCAGATCGCTATATTGCCCAAAGAGCATTCCCACAACCAGCATTCCAGAGCATTACCTTTCCAATTACAAATCCAGAGATTGACAATAGTGATCGCGATAATCTGCTAGGCGTATTTATGGGGCAACCTCTAAACATACAAAATCTACCTGCTCAAATTTCATTAGGTGAGTTTGAGGGATATGTTGAGGGTTGGTCATGGAGCACTAGGTTTAATGAATTATTCCTGACAATCAATTTATCGCCTGTGGCATTTAGTCAAGTGGCGATGAGATGGAATACTGTGCCAATTGGCGAGCGTTGGAACACCTTATCCACAACATTAACATGGGAATACGCTACAATCGTATCCTGAGAATAGGACAAAATGGCAACCACTACTAATTACAGCTGGAGCACTCCAGATGATACCGCGCTGGTTAAAGATGGCGCAGCAGCAATTCGATCACTTGGAACTGCAATTGACACCACAGTGTTTAATAATGCTGGAGCAGCAATTGCTAAAACAATTGTTGATGCTAAAGGTGATTTGATAATCGGAAGTGCTGCCGACACAGTTGCACGATTAGCAGTTGGTGGAACAAATGGTCATGTCTTAACAGTCAATTCTGGTGCAACTTATGGCGCAGAATGGGCTGCACTACCACAAGCAGGTGGAATGACTTTAATTAGCACAACAACATTAACAGGTGCTTCCGTTACTCTTTCGTCAATTCCAGCAACTTACAAAAATCTTCAATTGGTTATTAGAAACTTAAAACCATCAGTTGATGGAGAAAATATAACTTGGAGAATCAATGCTGATTCTGGTGCTAATCGACATGCAAGTAGATTTTCTGTTTTTGCAGCAAATCAAAGTTTTGATTCAACATCTTGTAGCACTGTTTACAGTAACGACAACTCAGTTGATACAAATATGGTTGTAGTTAATTTTTTTGATTATGCCAACACTACAACATGGAAGATGATGCAAAGTCAAGAATTGCTAGTCAACTTAACCACCACTACAAATTTCAATTATGGCATTGGACAACACGCATATAATCAAATAGATGCTATAAGTAGTTTAGTTTTAGCACCAAGTTCAGGTAATTTTACATCAGGAACAGCCCTACTTTACGGAGTTGCATAATGCCAAAACCACAGGTAAAAATTGTTAATGTTGAAACTGGCGAGGAAATTGTCAGAGATGCTACGGTTGAGGAAATTTCTCAAATGAAAATTGATACTGAAAATGCAGCAACAAGAAAAGCCGAATTAGTAGCAAAAGAAACTGCTAAAGCAGCAATCCTTGATCGCATTGGTTTAACTGCCGATGAACTTCAAACGATACTTGGCTAATGAAGGCTTGGTTATCTAAAGCTGCTGTTCAGTTAAGAGAGCAAACTGATGACTGCTTCCCTGATCGCAAGCGTGCCAGCGATGGGTGGATTGGTGATGCTCGTCATTCAGCCAGAGTCAGTCAGCATAACCCAAATGAACAGGGTGAAGTATGCGCCATCGATATTGACGCTCGCCTTTCTGACCAAGAAGGAATTAGTTTCGATTTGGCAGATCAGATTCGACTCACAGCAAAAAAAGATAAGCGTATTCTGTATGTAATCCATGCTGGCAAAATTGCTAGTGCTAAATCATTTTGGAAGTTCATCAAATATCGTGGGATCAATCCCCATCACCGACATATCCATATCTCATTCAAACCAAATCAAACAGGCGAGTTCTTCAATATCCCACTACTAGGAGGCAATAATGAAACTAACTAATAAACACAAAGCAGCAATCAAATCATATCTTAGAGCTGTTGCAGCTTCCGGTATTACTGTCCTATTGGCAATCGTTGCTGATATCCGACCAGAACTTGCAATTCTTGCTGGTGCGTTAATTGCACCTCTTGCAAAAGCAATTGATCCAAGTTCAGCCAAAGAAGCTGATTATGGACTTAATGCGAAATGACAGCAAACGAATGGGTTGGTATAGCCGTTGGCGTATGCGCCATCTCAACAAGTTTATTGCTGGGTCTGCGCTGGGTTATTAAATCCTATTTGCAAGAACTTAAGCCTAATGGTGGCTCAAGCATGAAGGATCAATTAAGCAGATTAGAACAGCGTGTTGATGATCTGTATTCTTTAATAGTTAAGCGATAATTTATTTTATGGCGAACACACGAAAACCTATCAAACGCAAAAAGATCAATCGTCGCGTAGTTCGCCACACTCCTGATCCAACAAAGATTGATGCGCATTACATTATGTTGCACGAATGTTATAAAGCAGCTCGTAAAGCAGGATTTACACCAGAGCACGCATTCTGGTTAATGACAGAGCATAAGACTTTCCCTGATTGGGTCGTAGGCGATGGTGGGATTATTCCTTCCATAGATCCAACTGACGATGAGGATGACGATTAAGCGATATTTAGTTATCAGCGATCTTCAAATTCCATATCACCATGAGCAAGCAGTCAAAAATGTTATCAAACTTGCACGCCGTGAGAAGTTTGACAGCGTTTTATGTGTTGGCGATGAGATTGACTTTCAAACCATTTCTCGATGGGCTGAGAAAACACCTTTGGCTTATCAACAAACTCTTAACGAAGATCGCACAGCTACTCAAGAGATCCTTTGGGCATTAACTGAAAATGCTAAAGAGGCTCATATTGTCCGCAGTAATCATACTGATCGCTTATATAACACTCTCTTAAAAGTTCCGGGAATGCTTTCCCTTCCTGAGTTGCAATATGCCAAGTTTATGGACTTCGATAGTTTAGGTATTACTTTTCACAAATCATTTTATGAGTTCGAAAAAAATTGGATATTAGCGCATGGGGATGAAAGTAATGCAAACCCTAACGCAGGCTTGACTGCCCTAAATCTTGCCAAGAAGGTGGGTAAGAGCGTAGTTTGTGGGCATACCCATAAATTGGGTCTATCATCTTTTTCTGAGGGCTTAGGAGGGCAATACAGGACGATTTACGGCATAGAAACTGGAAACTTAATGAACAAAGCCAAAGCCTCTTACATAAAAGGGATCGCTAACTGGCAAATGGGCGTAGTCATTTTGGACTGGGATGGCAAAAACATGAGCCCAACTCTTATTCCTATTAACAAAGATGGCAGTTTCACAGCTCTTGGAAAGTCGTATGGGGCTTGAAACCGACTATCGGGATCGTTCGATTGATGATCATATCGATGAATTTGAGGATATTGGCGTTATCTAATCGTTATAAAACACGCCGGAAAACAATTCGCTTAAAGCCTTGATTTAGGTCAAACTTTATGTATTCACAACCGCTGTGGATATGTAAGGGAGCAACATGAAATCAAATGAAAGAAAATGCGAATGGTGCGATGGCATTACTCGTGGGGATGTTTGTCCAAGATCTTTGGATTGTCCTGACTGTTCAGCAAAAGCAGGTTTAAGCTGCAAAAGACCATCTGGTCATAGAGCATCTGAAATTCACAAATCAAGAATTACAGCTGCTTATGCTATTGATGATGCAAATGGTTTCGATTGGAAATTGGCTTACGCTGACAAAATTATGGTGAGTGCATGATAGAAACAACAGCACCTTGGATAGTGCTTTATTGCACATTAGGTTATTTTATTGGTTGGGGCATTTACTCAACAATCAAAGATAATGCATTCCAGTCAGGTTACTGGAAAGGCCGTAAAGACGGTTATGACATGCACCGCCGGATTACAGATGCCAAGCGAGATCAGGTATTTGATTATGACAAAAACTGAAAGCCTGTTTGATGAGGTCATTACTACGATCCAACAGCGCGGAAGTGTCTATGGACATCCATACTATAACCACAAAAGAATTGCGGGCTTATGGTCTGCTTATCTCGATTTCCCAATCACACCACACCAAGCTGCTTTATGTATGGCGTTGGTCAAGGTTTCTAGGCTTAGTGAAACCCCAGATCATTACGACAGTATCAAAGACTTCATTGCCTATGGATCTGTCTATAAAACTGTGCTTGATGCAGTCCAAGATGAAAATTGGGAGGACTAACTAATGGCTTTTAATTTGGCAGATTATGAAGATGTGGCTACTTTGAACAAATGGTTTATATCCAACTTTCCATCAGGAAGATCAGATATTTCAGTTATTAGCCATGATGCAGTAAATGGTTATATCTTGGTGCAATCTACTTTGTGGCGAGATAGCAAAGATGAGCAACCAGCTGTAAGCAACATTGCATTTGGATCTCGAGAAACTTATATTCCTAACATGAAGAAGTTTTATGTTGAGGATACTGCAACAAGCGCGTTAGGTAGAGCGATTATTTTACTTAAAGGGTCTGACAAAACAGCAACTAAAGATGATATGAAGAAGGTTGATGTTGAGCCAAATCAATATGAAAAGAAGTTAGCAGAGCGCAGATACTCACCACCAGGAACTAAATCAGCAGCTGTAGAAGATGCTCTCAGGGCAAGTTTTGCAGTTGAGAATAAAGAAGCTGATCCGCAGCAATGGACAGTTAGTGAAGTTGTAGATCAAATTGCATCAGCAACGCCTAACGAGCCACCTGCTTGCGATCATGGTCATATCTTAAAACAAGGTATTTCTAAAGGAGGTAAGCCATATTATGGTTATGTATGCAAAGCAAAACAATGCGAACCTAAATGGGCAAAGATCACATCTAATGGAAAATGGTATTTTGAAGGAGGTGAATAAATGGGTGAATTACAAATCATTGATGGCTCTGGTCTAACTGCGACCTTTACGGATAACGGAGTTAAAGTCGAACCATCAACAGTTGTGTGCGATAACTGCAACGATGACAGATTACTTCATGAGGGCGATCTGCTTCGATGCTATTCCTGCCACGCAATAAACCGAATTCCTTACAATGCCTAGTTACGATTACATATGCGATAGGGAGGGGTCGAGTATTGTATTGGATCTACCGATGCAGCACGAAATCCCTCTTTGTCAAGTATGTGGCTTCGAACTAACGCGTGTCTATACAACAGTTCCTTCAATTTTCAAGGGAACAGGTTGGGCTTGTAAAGATGGTTAGGTTTAGATGCAACTTTTGTTCAGCCAATACAGAATTTATTTGGATGGATGGCTACAACGCAGCTGATGGTTTTAGGGTTTATCAATGCCTTAAATGTTGCGCTATTGGCACAAAGAATTTAGCAGAAGCAACTGACACTCAAGAACCTGTTATTCGATGTGATAAGTGTGGCTCATGGCAATTTGTAGATCAGCAATGTCATACCTGTTTATTGATTGGGGCTAAATAATGGATGCTGGTTATGTTGAAACTTGGTTAGAAACCGATGACCTACGGATTATGACTTGCCGTCTGACCTGCGGTTATGTTAATTGATTTGGAGTGATGTGATACCCTTAAACGCAAATTCGCTTTCAGAGCGAAAGGGCGATCTGCGAAGCAGAAAGATCGCAAGGTTTGGTTTGGTGATATCTCTGTCTTTAGCAATGACAATAGCCTTTCAAAAGAATGATTCCGATGCTTATTCTAAATACAATACAAACCATTTTAAGCAATATACATTTATTGAATTAAATGATTTAGATCAGTATTACTGTATTGAGCAGCTGTGGCATAAGGAAAGCAGATGGTCGCCAACAGCTAAGAATGCAAGGTCATCAGCTTATGGCATTCCACAAATACTTAATCTAAAAGAGCAAAACCCATTTAAGCAAATAGATAGAGGATTACGCTATATTGAGCATAGGCATGGAACACCATGCAAGGCATTACACTTCCATAATCGTAAAGGATATTACTGATGAGTAGCAGTGCATTACGATCTACTGGATCTACAAGGCAATGGACAAAGATCAAACAAAGAATACTTAGGCGCGATGGCTTTATTTGCCAATACTGTGGACAGGAAGCAAACACAGTTGATCATGTAATTCCACGCAGATTAAATGGTAATGATGCTGACGAAAATCTCGTTGCAAGTTGTCGAAGATGTAATTTAGCAAAGGGTGGGCGGTTTTTTGTGAGCAAGAGGACACC